GTTTTTTTGATATGGGAATAATTGCGCCCCAACATCTGTCCAGGCTTCGGTTACTATTTGTCCAACAACTAAAAGCTGGTTTCCAGCCCCAGGAAATCTAATGGTTGCTACGACATTATTAGCTTTAGTCTGAAATAATCCTTCATTCAATTGAGTCGGAGGAACCGAAGAAGGGCCCCAAGATAAGCCATTATTTAATGCAGAAAGCCTCCATTTGTTGGTGTTTTTCTCAGGAGCAATAAAATAGCCATCCTGAAATTCTATATGTCCAGGAGTGAAATCCATTGTTACTTGCGCAAAAGTAGAAGCGTTATAATCGTAAATATATAAATTTAAGCGATCACAAATAGCTATTTGGCCGCCATCATTTTCTGCAATAAATACATCTCCCAACAAAGTATTCATTGATCCAATCTTATTTATCGAAAGATTATTATCAACGAGGTAAACGCCTCCGCCAACTACAGCCAACATAATATTGGCCTTAGCGCTTACATATAAAGATCTGCCATTCTGCCCAACATCAAAAGTCCCAACCTTCGCATGGCCCGCATGAGGCACGAGAAAGTTATCTGAAACGATCAAGTTAAATTTCTCCTCGATAGATATTTTCGCGTATCTTCCGTAGGCATTGCCTTTGATCATTTCTAATGGGATTGGGGAGGAATTGGCGGCCATTTATTATCCTGGAGTGGTCCACCCATTACCAAGGTTAATATACGCGTAGTTAAGCTGAGATTTCCCACCTAATCTTGATTTTTTAATCATCGTTAGATCTGGGGGACTTTCATCTCTTAATTTCAAACGCATTGCCTCTAAACAAGATGCTACTTGCGGCGGAATCGATAACTTATAAAAGTTACAAATACTCACCGCTAATTCGTGCCGTAAATAATCAATATAATATAAATCAAAAGTAAGTTTAAGATCATCGTTTAATGTTACTTCGTCAAATCCAAATCTGCCCCAAACCTTGAACTGATAAATGTCAGCAGGAACAAAATAAACATACAAATCTGTTCCACCTATTGTTCTTTCAAAATGATAGCTAAAAGGTAGCGAAGTAATGCCATCGAACCTGCCGCTAGCAAAATATTCGCCACGAGACTTAGAAACGCATGGATATCTCAATTTCCCAATATTGAAAGTAAATGATTCGCCTTCAATAAGATTAGGAATGCTATATTTTTCTTGTCCGATAACCGCAGGAATAGTTACCATATTAAAATATGGTATATATGCCTTGTCCATTGCTTTATCGTTGATGATAAAGTTAAGCAATTCCAAGCCGTCCGTTACCTGCTCTCCCGTGACTGATTGCAGTGCACGGGAGACGATACCAGACAAGTAAAATGCTTTATTTATTAGATTAACAACCGTATAAGGCATTTTTCACCTATTAAAGATGATCTCTAAATGAACTAACTAACAAGGTTAATGCATCGCTTGCTACTACGACATAATCAACCTTTGCAACTCCGGCAACAATTAGGCATGGACATGTAACCTGAAGTTTTTGACCAACAGCCGCCACTGCTCCACTAATGCTTGCGAAGGTAGTTGATGCTGAACCACTTGGACGAATTGTCGCAGTGTTTCCAGCTACAGCTGGCCTATAAGTTGCTTGGAAAGTTACAGCTGTTTTGCTCAAAGCTGGCACGGCAGCGGATAGATCAAGGGCCACATATGTTGCAGAAGCGCCGCCCGACAATACAGAGATAGGGGCGTCGTACCAATATGTTCTATCAGAGCTTAAACCTTCTTGATACATCAAGATAAAGTGCGTACTGCCATCTGTTCTAGCCCAGCCAACGCGACGTTTAACATCATAGCCGTACGGCATGTAAGGAGCGGTTACAGAAGTTGATAACAAGAAACCCGACGGATGATTATATGTTGAATCACCAATTGCCCAAATAGCATAACTTGTTGATGCAGCCAAAACACCGGTATCTAAACCATTCAATCCGATTACGGCTGAGTCAATGATCGTAGAAACTGCTGGAATTACAATGTCCCAAGTATCTGTCGCATCGCGGCACAAACCTGCAGTCATTGTTAATGTGGTATTTGAAGTCCAGGACAAAGCAAAACCATTTACATATTCAGAGCCTAAATTTACTACTGGAATATTTGACATGTTAATCTCCTAAATTTTGAGGGAAAGGCGCACGATTAAATGCGCCGTTCTTTAAGAATTATCTATACGATTTATCACACATCTGGGAAAACAATACGCATTGCATATTCATCGACCAATTTATAACCATAAATTACGTCGTGAACCATGCCGCGTTTATCTTGACCAAACAAACAGCCATAATACATACGCAATGCAACGCCAGTTGAATCATCTGGTTTATTTGCAGTTGGGAATGGTGTTTGATCTGGCAAAGAAGGCATTGCCAAGAACAAGGGACGACCAGACATAATCAAACCAGCTCTATGAGTTGGCATAACTTGTAATTTCATTCCAGGAACGATGTTATTATTGATGTTCTGATTTTTGCCTTGGACTGAAACTAATGCTGGATAGACGTTAATTACAACAGTGCCGCCAGTTGATGCTGCATCTGCGGTAATACGTACTTGAACTGGATTTGACGACTGTTTGTGTCCAATGAAAGTCAAATAACGTAGATTTGGCTGACCCGATACTCCATCAACAAACTGAGCCAAGTCATTTAATTTGATTGCATTCAAATCAGTTGTATCTGTAGTAGTACAAGTGATCTGCGTAATATTTGCGCCGGTTGGATCGTTTGTGCTTACTACTGTCAATTGACGATCAGCAACTGTTGCCGCATTACCAATGCCACCAGCTACATGACGTGGCAATAGGTTAGATTCGTACCATTCGCAATTTTTAAATGCGCCTAATTTCCAACTGGCTGCCATTTTCTCATTACGATCCATTACGAATTGATTTAAACCGGTATTTACGATATCACTTGTGATGATGTCTGGTAAAATGCCTTCTAAGTTAGTCTTAACTGAACCGTAGTTATTGAAATAAGCAATTGCTTTAGCCAATTGACCAAAAGAATTAATTGCTGTGAAACCATCGCCATAAAAACGATAAGTATTAGTTACAGCAACATTGGCAACATCAGCTTCAACAGTGGCACCCAATTCTTTAATTGCTGATTTACCGAATTTCTCCATGTAATCTTTAACATTGAAAACGAACTGACTTGTGTCAAATTCAATACCAATGTTTTTAGATTTATCAGCAGTAATGTGGTCGACTCTCTGTTCCGAAGATTGGAAAGAAACGATCAAACCATCATTTGCGATATAACGTGGTGGCAAATCAAAACTTACGGTTGTGCCTAAGTTAGCAGTTTCTTTTTGAAACTCTCTAAATTTGGTGTTTGCACGTGAGATAAATACATTGCTATTTTCAAGATATGCTAATGCACTTTCTTGATAGGTTATTACTTGTTGTAAAATATTTGCGGGTAAAGACATAGAAATCTCCGAATTAATTTATAATTAGAGATAATGGCTTTACTTTAGAAGGGGTTTAACCTCTGAGCCAGTCTTGCTCGCGCAATTCTGAAACACTCATTTTGCCATTATCCGAGCCTGTATGAGATGGTCGAATAGGGCTTAATGGTTCAGGTGCTTTAGGTTGTTTTAACGCAGCTTCATTCTTTTTTATCGAATCTGACAAGCCTCTCAGGGCGTTTTCTGCTAGTTTAGGTCTCGAATAAGCTAGAGACGAAATATTAGCAAATTGCACTGGATTCTTAGCAAACTCATACAAAACGTCAGCTGGGTTTTCCACTGAGTTTAACATTTGCACAAAAGTTATTGGCAAATCGTCAATCTGCAATGGATCGGTAACTTCTTTAAAATCAGGATACTTAGTTTTAGCCTCTTCCATCTTACGATAGAAGTCAGTAGCTACTTGGCGATATCCGGCGTCTACTTGTTCTTGCCTAGATTGAGCCGCCATTCTTGCTACTTCAGCTCTTATAGCCGCACCATTATCATAACCAGGCTGCATTTGTGATTGTTGTTGCATACCGCCAATCATGCCCTGTTGTTGATACTGTGGTTGAGCGTTGTTTTGCGGCACGCCTTGTCTTATCATGCTGTCTTGAAGTTCCTTTAAAACCTCTTTGCGGGTTTTTTCAGAAGCCTCATGCTTAACTCTGCCAACCAAATCATTAACTTCAGATTGCGAAAGCATTTTTTCTGCTTTCGTTTCCGTAATTACTGGCGCTGCTGATGCTACACTTTCCTGACTACTAGATGTTACAGAACTACTTGCAAC